TTTCATGGCCCTGACTCGTGAGACTCGGGCCACCGTTTTGAAGCATGAGCTGTGGCACGTCGCTCGCATGCACATGCTCCGGGTGGGATCCCGTTCCCAGAAGGAATTCAACTGGGCCTGCGACATCCGGATCAACAACGATCTGGAGAATGAGAAGAACTCATTCGTGGGCATTGAGCAATGCTGGAAGGATCACACCTACGACCAGGACGCCAAGCGTCTGCTATCTGAAGAAGAGATCTACGATCTCATCATGACCAACCAAGTTCCGCCTCCTCAAGGCGGCAGCTTCGGTGCAGGCATCGATCCAGATGGCGAAGGAGATCTGGAGCCTTTGACTTCTGAAGAAGAGCACAAGGTCATCAACACTGTGGTGCAGGCCGTCCAACAAGCCAAGCTGTCTGGACAAGCCGGCAACATTCCTGGTGATGTTGAGGAAGTTCTCAAGCACTTCCTTGAACCCGTGATTCCCTGGCAGCAACTCCTGATGAGGTTCTTCACCGACATGCTCGATGAAGACTACACCTGGGCTCGCCCCAATCGCCGCTACCCAGACATGTACCTACCATCGCGGTTCACCGATGATGGTCGGCTGGAACATCTCGTGTTCTTCCTTGATGTGTCGGGGTCCATCAGTGACCATGACATCCTTCGCTTCAATAGCGAAGTGAAGTACATCCAGGAACAGCTCAATCCTCAGAAACTGACGCTCGTGCAGTTCGACACTCACATCCAAAAGATCGATGAGTTCGCTGCTGATGATCCATTTGATGAGATCAAAGTTGTCGGCCGTGGTGGCACTTGTCTGGTCCCTGTCCGTGACTTCATCGAGAAGCACAAGCCCACTGTTGCCGTTGTTTTCTCGGATATGTGGGTCGCTCCCATGGAGCCATTGACAATCGATGTCCCAGTCATCTGGGCCGTTTACAACAACCCTCGTGCGACCGTGCCTTTTGGCCAAATGGTCCACATCAAATAGGAATCCCCATGAGCATCGTCAATCGCGTCAAAGCCGGCTTGTCCGCCGCATCTGCCATGATCACTGGCAAGTCTGCAGCCAAGGAAAAAAATCCTCCTGCAGATGTGCAGCCTGTCCGCAAGTCTCGCAAGAAGATCTTGAGCGAGGTTCTGCAAAGCATCGTGGCAGAAGTCACGCCTGCTCGTCGCATCGGCTCCAACAGCAAGCTGAGCTTGCCTGAGCAAGAGAAGATCCAGCAAGCTGCAGCGGCCAAGCGTGAACGTCGCATGAAGCGCAGCAATGGCTGGTCTGCCAACTGAAAGGGCTGCCATGATCGTCAACGATTCTGATCTACTCGCACTCAGCCCCATCAAAGGCATGTTGAGCGAGAAGGTCAAGGGCTCTTTGTCTTCGCACGGCCTGACTGAAGCTGGTTATGACCTACGTCTGAAACAACAGATCCAGTTCACTACTCACTTCAATGGCCATGCTCGTGTGCGTGTTGTCAAAGTGACTGATGAACATGGCAATGTTGAGATGACCAACGGTCGTTTCACACTGGCATCAGCCATTGAAGAATTCGACATGCCCCCCTGTCTGGTTGGCGTGGTCCACGACAAATCCACTTGGGCTCGTCGTGGTCTCTCGGTGTTCAACACCGTGATCGAATCTGGGTGGAAGGGATTCCTGACACTTGAGTTGGTGTACCACGGTGAGGATGACTTGCTCATCCCGGCCGGAACCGGTATCGCTCAAGTTCTCTTCCACCGCATCTCCGTTGCGAAAGCCTATGAAGGCAAGTACCAGAACCAAGAGGACAAACCAGTCCCTGCTCGCTAACCGCAATCTTGTTTTGTGGAAAGCACCCTCAACCCAACAGGAGCACACATGCCCCGTACCTACACCAAGAAGGCTGCACCAGTGGCCACCAAGACCGTTCGTCGCAAGCCTGGCCCGAAGCCCAAGGCTGTGCAACAAGAGACCGCTGAAGTCGAAACCCCAGCTGCAGACACCGGGTCCACGGCCAGCCAAGAAGCCCTGGGCAACTTCGGCAAGGCCCTCATCGAAGCTGTCGATGCATTCGTTGCTGAAAGCAGCATGCCTGACCTGTCTGACATCGAGATCATCGACCTGCGTGGCGTGAACATCTTTGGCCGCTTCCATGTGGCCAACCTGCTGCAGAACGCCGGCTACGTCTTCGCCATGTCGCCTGAAACGCCCACCACGGACTACACCCCTGGTTGGATGTGTGTCGATGCCATTCGCTTGAACCACAGCAACAAGCTGCTGTTCACGGCCTACTGGGACCAGGTCAAGGACAGCAAGGCCATTGTCAAGCTGCTGCATGCATCGGCCGACATTGAGGTGGACTTCAGCCAGCCGTTGCCTGATCAAGTCGAGATCATGGGCGAGAAGTTCGCTCGCCAATAAACCCCGGCAGGGGCTGCAATCCCTGCAAGGTGGGCTGGTTGATCACCGGCCTTGGGCGTAGTGACGGAATTGGTAGACGTGGGACCCTGTTACAAGGGACCTCTTGTGGGTTCGAGCCCCACCTACAATGCCCAAAAGATCAAACCAATGTCGGTATAGCTTAAACGTAAGAGCACAGCACCACGACGGTGGAACAATGCTGAGATCTGGATGACGTAACGTCCGGTACCGACACCCACAATGGGCCCGATGGTCTCAGATGGTAGAGACACTGGCTCAATCAGCACCGCATCATGTCACCTGGCCTGCCTCCCCCACGGCTGGCCTTGATTTGATGTGCTTGTTCATTGAGTTGGTCTATCGCAGGTTCGAATCCTGCCGGTGTCCACCAAGCACGGCAAGTCTAGTGCAACGGTGACTTGCCATGTACTGAGCCCCACAAGGCAACTCTCTAGCCTGAGTGTTGCTTTGCTGGGGCTCTTTTAATTTCAACCGAAAGGCACCTATGGAAATTTTCATCTTCCTGGTGGTCGCTGTAGTTGTCGCCGCCCTGTTCCTTCGTTGGATCATCGTTGTCATTGCAGCCATCATTGCAATGATCAGTGGTGGATTCTTTGTTGGACTTGGTGTCGGACTACTCACTTATTTCCTGTTGAATGTGGCCAAGTGGATCTCACTGGCCTATCTGACAGCAAAGGCAGTGACGATCACATCCAATCAACCCGATACGAAGGAGCAAACATGCACCACGCACAAGTCGAAGTCGTAGCCGACAGCATCAGCACATCCGGCAAACGCATCACCACCTTCAAAGCTCGATACTGGCGAGGCATTCATTCTGAACTCATGACTCACCGTAGTCTGAGCAAGTGTGCCGGCAGTTCTCGTGCTCGGCCCAGTCAAGCGATCATCGATCAAGTTGAATCCAACCCTTGGGGACCATTGGAGTTTGGCGCCAACCAAGGGGGTATGCAAGCTGGTGCCCTTTTTGAAGGAGATCAGCTGAAACGTGCAGAGATGGAGTGGAAGATTGCAGCCATTTGTGCGGCCAAAAACGCACAAGTCATGGCAGACCTCGGTTTGCATAAGCAAGTTGTGAATCGCGTGCTTGAACCATACACATACATCGATGTCGTGATCACGGGCACAGAATTCAACAACCTTTTTGCTCTGCGAATTCATGAAGCTGCTGACCCAACCATTCGTGACTTGGTAGTTCGTATGAAGGCTGCACGAGACAACAGCACACCAAAATTGTTGGGACCGGATGATTGGCATCTGCCATTCATTCAGGAAGACGACTACACCATCGCTCGTGGTTATCTGAAAAATGATGGCCAATTGCCCAGCAAGCATGAGTTGGATGCTTTATTGATCAAGATCTCTGTGGCCAGATGTGCACGCACAAGCTACAGAGCATTCGGTGGCTCAGTACAGCCCATTGAAAAAGATCTGGAGCTGTACGGCAAGTTGGTGGGCTCCCAACCATTGCATGCCACGCCTGCGGAGCATCAAGCACAACCCGACACCTTCCGCAATGAGGGTGACAACGACGATGGCTGGTTGGAACAAAGTTTGCATGGCAACTTTGTTGGGTGGAAGCAGTATCGCAAGATGTTGCCAAATGAGCATGTCCCAGGCTAAGCAAACCACATACGACCAGCAAGTCAACGAGCTTGTTGCGTTGGTCGAGCTGCAGAAAGTCTATCGAAAAAAGCTGAATCAAGCATACGACTTTGCTGGGAAGCAAGAAAACGATGCAACCTGGAATGGCTTGTTCCTCATGGGACTTGCCATGAATGGTTTAGATCTGATTCCGTTTTCATTCGACATCACTCCGCAACCGTACTGGCGTGCCGCCCCAGAACCAAAAGGAGAGTGCAAGGATTGGGACTTGAGTTGGGTCGTCGAGATCGATGCATTCACACGAAAGGATTCGCCATGAACATTGATCAGTACAACGCTGCACGATTGGCAATCGAGCCTGCGTACAGGCTCATGATGTCGGAGCCGATAAATGGCAACATCGCAGACTTCTACATGGCCTGTGCCATCAATGGCCTTGTGGTTGTGAAAGCAGATGAGATGCCTAAAGTACCTGCTCCGATCTGCGGATTTCTGGAAGTGCCTGACAAATACTCCCCATGGCCAGGATCTGCGCATTGCTTCATCTTCCCAGCCGACCAACATCTACCCTGAACTCGTTTTGTGGGTAACGCCCCTTCATCGAAAGATGTTGGGGCGATTTCATTTTCATTCAGGAACAATCATGCAAGTTGCAACTCAGTCCGATCACGTCACCCATGCTGTGCTGGGCGGCTCTGACAACATCAGTTTCGGTATCTCTGATGATCCGGCATTCTTTCAAATCCTGTCGCAGTCGCTGTACAAGGATCCTCTTCTGGCCATGGTCCGTGAGACCATTTGCAATGCCTGGGACTCGCACATCGACAGCGGCCGTACCGATCGCCCGCTGACCATCACACTGGACAAGGAAAAGTTGGTCATTCGTGACTACGGTCGTGGCATCCCCCACGACAAAATCGGTCCTGTCTACGCCGTGTACGGTGCATCGACCAAGAAGAACGATGGCCGCCAAACCGGTGGCTTCGGCCTGGGCTGCAAAAGCCCCTTTGCCTACACCGATCACTTTGAAGTGGTCAGCCACCATGATGGCGTTCGCACCATCTACAGCATGAGCAAGTCCTCTGCTGAGAAGATGGGCAAGCCCAGCGTCACCAAAATTGCCGCATTCCCTACGGAAGAGTCCGGCATTCAGATCACCATCGATCTGAAAGGCGATGCAAACGACTACCGCATCAATTCCCTGGTCCGCCAAGTGGTGTTCAACGGCGACATCCTCGCCATGCTCAATGAGGAACAGTTGCCGGTTCTGGGCCTGTCCAAGGCCGAAAACGGTTTCATGTTGATCAACGATCAGGCCCACACAACACTGCCTGTTGAGCATCTGACACGAGATCGAATCTACGTTCGCTACGGCAACGTGATCTATCCAGTAGAAAGTACAAACGAAATCCAGATGGTCTACAACAAGACCCACAACTTGTTGCAGCAGGTCTACAAGTGCCGTCTGATTTTGATGGCACAACCCGACACCATCAGCATCACGCCCAGTCGAGAATCGTTGACCATGAGTGAGCTGACCGTCAGCACCTTGAAGCTGCTGCTGTCTGACTTCTTGGCCAAGCTCATGCAAAACCGTGAGCTGACTGTTCGACATGAAGAAATGGTCATCGAACACGTTGATGCAGCTGCCATCTCATCTGACGTGTCTGTGCCAGACAAGCTGCGCATCGATAATTGGCATGTGCCTGGTATCCCCAAGATCCATGAAAAGAAGTTCCTCAGTTCTGTTGAGGACTTCGCCATGCTAGAAGTTCTGCTGCGATACAGCGGCAGTGGCAGCAGACTTCCGACAAACAAGTGGTTGAGTGTGATGAACCGCATGCTCAATGGGATGGTTGCTGCAGGGACCATCCCTCGTGGCTTGACAAGCACCTGGCAGAACACCGCACGCAAAGCCAAGGCTTGGCTGCAAGATCCCAAAGAGATCTACTATCGGTACTACACAGACACCGTGCGTGGCGGTGCATTGCGCGAACAGACCGCAGCAACCAACTGGTGGCGAAAGCGTGTGATGGTTCCTTTGGTTCAAAAGCTGCAAGCTGCAGTTCCTGATCTGAAGACGAACATGATCACGTTCATGAGCAACAAGATCAATGGTCTGACCAGTGAGCGACACGTCATTCAGAGCAAACGTCTGGGTGCAGTGCACGTTCCGTGCCATACGCACAACTTGATTCATCTGATTCAGCCAACTGTGGTGGTATGCCATAACGCACAGGTCATCACCCGACGCATGAAAACGCTGAAGACGAGTGAGTCCAACGGCACATTCCAATTCGGCTCATATTTCGTGATTGAGTTGCCACGAATCAAGGATAAGACGGCTGCCGTCCTGGAAATGCTTGGTTCCGTAGAAGGCATTGAGTTGATGAACTTGACTGGCCGACTGCCTCATGAGGAGGATGAGTACCAAAATCGTTTGGCATCTGCTCAGCAAACCCGCAAATCCAACATTGCTCAGAATGCTGACGGTAAAGCCGAACCAATCAAGAAGGTAAAGCGGGCTGGTCTGGTTCGTATGGATGCTCTGATGGTTGGTCTGAGCAAGGCCATCAACACTGAGATGCTGATCACTGAAGCAGACCCAGTTCGCATCACAGAGCCGACCTTCATTGAGAAAGTTTCGACTAGCAAGGAACTTCGCAAGGAAACGGGTCTTCTTAACCCCGCTATGGCTTATACAGTTGCAGCACTCTGGGGCTCAGAAGGAGCCGTTACCAACAACCAAGCGGTCTACGCCCGTCAGATCAAAAAGGGCACCATGGACATCAGCAAATTTTTGATGGATCGTATTGCCAACGAAATCGTTGTGAAGCCAGAAATCCTGGAGTTCATGAAGTACGACGAGTTGAGCGCAAGCGCCTACATTCATTCCAAATGCGGGGGCTACCACGAAGGCGAGATGATCCGCAAAGTCTATTGCATGCTGTTGTGCAATAACGAACTGTGCGCGTTGGTACCTGGATTCACATCCTTGTCCTTCGAAGATCAACTTCGTATTGTCGTTTGGCGCAACGTCAAGGACAATTACCGGTTCCATTCGCAAAAGGAGATCCAAGAAGCCAAAGAGACCATGAGGGCTATTGAATTGTGCGATGAGGTCAAGGAGTTCCTGGACAAGCTCATCGCCAATCCTTTGATCGGGTTGCTCGACTACGACAACTTGGAGAGGTATTCCACCAAGCACTCGGGAGATCAAGCTGCCATGACGAAAGTCAAAGACATTCTGAAACTCATCATCAACTAGGAGTCATCATGACCAACCTGACACGCATTGTTGCGGTGATCGTCGATACCAAAAAGGCGATCCTGTACAAACAAGACGGCACAACCGTCGAACTGCTGCAAGGGGACAAACGCTTGCGTCCCTTGCTGGAACACGTCACCCCGCTTCTGGCCAACCAAGGTTGGGCCGACGTGGATTTGTCTGTGGAGAACACCTGGAAGGAATTCGAAGAGAAGTCCAACAGTGCTGTTCGCCTGTTCCGTGTTGCCAAGTCCAAATTGGCAAGCCTGTTCAAGTCCAAGGAAGACCCTGCTGTGGTCCCTCCACAAGCTGTCGGTGACCTGTCTGTTGCCGACCGTGTTCGTGAGAACCAAGTGGACAAGAACATGGCTGCTGTGACCGAGATCCTGAAGCATGCTACCCCTGTGGCTGCCGCTGAGTTCAACGAACAGAAGGTTGCTCCCCAGCGGCCTGTGGTCGAGGGCCAGAACAGCACCCCCTCCGATCGCACTGAAGACGGGACCGACAGCTACCACACCAAACACGAAGACACCATTGTGGCCATCACGCCCAAGGGCGGTATCGTCACTGGCGTGGAACGCATCAAATCCCAGTTTGCAGCTGCGGCCAAGCAAGGCGATGCCAAGGGCTTGACCATTTTCCTGGAACGACTGGCTGCTGTCCGTAGCCAACGTCAGCACACACCTGATGAGCTGTTGCGTTTCATGGAACGTGGGGATCTGCCCATTGCCAATGACGGCACGATCATCATCTACAAGCGTCTCGAACGCCGTGGTGATGGTTATGTGGATGTGCACTCCAAGAAGGTCACTCAACGAGTAGGCTCTTACGTGCACATGGATCCATCTCTGGTGGATCACAACCGCCGCAACGAGTGCTCCAATGGCCTTCATGTGGCACGTCGCGGCTACATCAACAGCTTCAGTGGTGATGTGGTGGTGCTGGCCAAAGTTCGTCCAGAAGATGTGATTGCCGTGCCCAACTACGACGCAAACAAAATGCGCGTCTGCGGCTACCACATCATCGCCGAACTGACCCAGATGCAGTTTTCTGCCATCGTCACGAACCGGCCTATCTCTGATGCTGAGGGTGGGGAAGAACTGCTTGGCCAAGCCATTGCAGGCAACCACATCGGCATCACCGAGACTGTCAAGATCTGTGGCCAGAAAGGCACTGACATCAAGATCACCAAAATCATGACTGGTGATGAACCTGTCGAGAGCCCAACTGTCGCAGCTGAGGACACGCCCCAGGCTAAAAATCCTCCAGAGATCGAAGCTCTGGCTGATGAACTGAAGGATGTGCCTGGTGCACCGAAATCAGCCGTCAAGAAGGTCTGCAAGACCATCTCCAAGAAGGCCAAGAAAGCCAAGCGAAAGGTGGCCGTCAAGAAGGCAACTACTGCCGCCAAGAAAGCCAGTCCCTTGGAGGCTGCTGGTGTGGGTCGTGGTGACGTTCCTGTCGATGTCCGTGCCATCAACAAGCTCAAGGCCGGTGATGATCAGGCACTGAAGCTGGACGCCAAAGGTCCCATCACCCAGACCGAACTGGTCACCGGCATGTGGGACGAGGCTCTGGCCGGTGTTCCAGGCAAAGCTCAGGAACTGTTGGACTTCAAGAAGAAGGCCAAAAAAGGCTGGGCCGTCTGGGGTCTGCCTGAAAATGCAGGGGAAACCCTGAAAGCCTTGTTGGGCTGATGCCCGACTTCCAAGGTACCCTCAGTTCAAGTTATACTGAGGGTACCTCTTTCCACGATGGGAATCGCCATGTCCTCTGTATTTCGAGCAAACCGCAAAGCCACTGATGCTGACATCATTCGCCTGAACAGTGTTGGACTGTCCTTGGCGACGATTGCACGAGCACTGGCTTGCCATCCTACCACCATCACACTTCGCCTGAAGTCACTGAAAATCCCACCAGCTGACACACGCCGCTCCTTCATGGAGGACGTGTTCCTTTCACTCAACCCCGACGAGCAAGAGTGGTTGGCTGACCAGCTGAGCAACACGACATCCATCAAGGACTTCGTGAGGCAGCTGATCAAACAAGAGCATGCCCGTCACCTTCTGAACCAAGGAAAAAACAATGTCCCGTGACCGTCATGTCCTCAATGGACCCTCCAACTTCATGTTGGTTGCCAACATGAACAACGCCTTCAACAACCCCAAAGGCTTCGCCACTGCCATCAACTGGAACCGCATCGCCAAGCAATCGCTGAACATTGCCGATGAGCTGGCCGAGGTCTTTGTGGCCTTGGGTGCTGACAAGAAACAAGCCAGTGCTGCGGCAGAGCAGTTCAAGAAGACCTTGAACAGTCTGCGTGTCGAGGGAGCCGAAGAAGGTGCCCGCATCAACATCAACGGCGTCCGTGACGGCCTGACCGACATCCATGTCTTCGCCTACGGTGCCCACCATCTGATGGGCATTGACGCTGACCAAGACATGTACTCGGTCATCGAGGGCGTCATGACCCGCTTCATCAAGGATGAAGCAGACAAGGAAGCCAGCATCAAGTTCCACGCTGAACGCGGTGTGACTGATGTGTACTTCGAAGGGGAGTACCCAGTCATGGTCATGAAGTCGGCCAGCGACCAACCTGATGCACCGAAGGACAAGTTCCTGAAGTCCGTCAGCTACAAGGAACCTGTGTTCTACGAAGTCTGACCAACATCAGCATCTTGAGAGAGGGACCTTCGGGTCCCTCTTTTTATTGAGGCCGTCATGGCTCGCTGAGTTTGAATACTCAGGCGTACTTCATCTGAACCAAGAAAGACAACACATGACTCAAGAAACCAAAACCCTGAACAAGGGTCAACAAGCTGCCACCGATGGCTTCTTTCAATTCCTGTTCAGCAACGATCGTGAGCTGAACATCTCCGGACCTGGCGGTGTCGGCAAGACCTTCCTGATGGGCTACTGGATCGACGAGATCATGCCCCGCTATGAGCACACCTGTCAGCTGATGGGGCTGCATCCGGAATACTCCAACGTCCAAATGACGGCCACAACGAACAAGGCCGTTGACGTGCTCAGCCATTCCACTGGCCGGCCGGCAGAGACTGCTCACTCGTTCTTCAACCTCAAGGTGAAGGACAACTACGCCACAGGTCGTAGTGAGATCACCAAGTCCAACAGCTGGGTTGTTCACCAGAACACAATCATCTTCATTGATGAGTGCTCGATGATCGATCGCCAATTGCTGGCCTTCATCCGTGAGGGCACCAGCAAGTGCAAGATCGTGTACGTCGGCGACCACTGTCAGTTGGCACCGGTACACGAACCCATCAGCCCGATCTACAACCAGAACCTGCCGTTCTTTGAACTGACAGAGCCCATGCGAACTGGTTGCCCACACCTGCAGAATCTGAATTTGCAGATGCGGCACACCGTCGAGACCGGCGAGTTCTACCCCATCCAATTGGTGCCTGGCGTCATCGAGCATCTCGACAGTGGCCAGATGGAAGCCAAGATCGACGAGGTCTTTCTCAACGGCTTAGCCGATGCTCGCATTCTGGCCTACACCAATCGTCGGGTCACGGACTACAACAACCATGTTCGTGCCATTCGCCAGATCAACTCGACCTACGTTGAGGGTGAGTGTCTGGTGAACAATTCAGCTGTCACCTTGCGTACCTGCATGCTGTCAGTTGAAGAAGAGGTCACCATCTCCAATCTGTCGCTGCTGACTGAGATGGTTGAAATCGAAGCTGATGTCTTCCTGGAATGTCGACGAGCCACGTTGACGACGGACTATCACGGTTCGTATGACGACGTGATGCTGCCTGAAGACAAGGCCCACTTCAATCAGCTGGTCAAGCACTACCAGCAGCAGAAGCGTTGGCCGATGTACTACAAGCTGAAGAACAACTTCCCTGACCTGCGTCCTCGTGATGCAGCAACGGTGCACAAATCTCAAGGGAGCAGTCATGACTACGTGTTCATCGACCTTGGGGACATCTCCACCTGCCACAACCCCAACCAAGCGGCTCGTATGCTTTACGTCGCGGTTAGCCGGGCTCGCCACGGGATTTACTTCTACGGCGAGCTTGCCTCGAAATACGGGGGTCTGGTCAAATAACAGGATCATCGAAATGCAAAACGCACATGAATGGGTCGACATGATCGTGGCCAAGCTCTTCCAGCCTGACAATGAGCGAATGGGAAAAGCAGTCAGTGAGCTGACTGATGCAAACAGAAGCCTTCGTGGAGACACATCCTTCGGGTTCATGCACCACGGCAAGAGGTATCTGGATCCACGATACGAGTCTCAAAGAAAAGTGTTGAGCAAATACCCAATGCCTACTTTGGCGTTGGAGCTGCACGATAAGCTGGCTCAGTTTGATTCTGACAACGCACAGTTGGAGAGAGACAAAGCTCGCATCAAGCAGGCGCTTACCCCGCTTCTGATCAATTGCAATGACCTACAAGACATTCGCAATTCGCTACCTGAGTGCTTGATCCACTTGGTTCCCCAGATCTCGCATCTCCAAAGAACTTTGGAGAACAACACTGTCTTCATTGAGAGTGATGTGTATGCTGTGCGTGCATACGAGAGAGCCTTGCCTTTGATCCAAGCCTACTCGGTTGCAGGACTGGTTTGCTAGGAGCAACGATGAGACAGCTGTTCTACTCACAACAGGATCTGGTCACCTACCCACTGGTGTTTCTGGTCCCAACCATCCGTAAGGATGAGATCCAAAAGGAATATCTCACTCCGTTTGGTATCCCAGAAGATGACGTGCTCGTCTGTGACCTGCACTACTCCCAGACCAAGAAGAAGACGCCAGCCGAGGAGATGAAGCAATTCATCAAAAGCGAGTTGTTGCCTGTGCTCCAAGACAGCCAGGCCAAGTACCTGATCGTTGCTGACAGCGACTATTTCAAGGTGCTGACAAAGTCTGCCAAGACTGAGGCAAACCTGGGCTACATGTTGGACTGTGTGTTCGGTCCATGGAAAGTGGTCTACGTCCCGAGCTACCGGGCTGTGTTCTACGATCCTGAAAAGGTTCGTGCAAAGATCAAGCAGGGCATAAATGCTCTGCTTGATCACGTCGCCGGCAGCTACCAAGCACCGGGCACAGACATCATCAAGTACGAAGAGTACCCATCCGGACCAACTGAAATCGCTGCTGCTTTGGAAAAGCTGCTGGCCATGAATGTGGACTTCACTGCTGACATTGAAGCCTTCGATCTGAAGCATCACAAGGCCGGCATTGGTAGCATTGCATTGGCCTGGAACAAACACGAAGGCATTGCCTTTGCCGTGGACTACGAGCCGATCGATGGTGCCACTGAAGCACCGTATGGGCGCAATGTGCCCAATGGTCCTGTGCGTGCATTGCTGAAGAACTTCTTCAATCGTTATTTGAAGAAGATGATCTGGCACAACATCAGCTTCGACGTGTACGTGTTGATCTATCAGCTCTACATGAAAGACCTGCTGGACACAGAAGGCTTGCTCGAAGGCATTGATGTCATGCTGCGATGCTGGGACGACACCAAGCTGATCACCTACCTGGCCACCAACAGCTGTGCCGGCAACAAACTGGGCCTCAAGGATCAGTCTCAGGAGTATTCAGGCAACTACGCGATGAACGACGATGACATCAAGGACATCACGAAGATCCCTTTGCCAAAGCTCTTGCGGTACAACTTGGTCGACGCCCTCTCCACTTGGTATGTGCACGAAAAGCACTACCAAACAATGGTCGACGATCAACAGCTGAACGTGTACCAAAGTCTGTTCAAGCCGGCGACGACTGACATCATCCAGATGCAGTTGACTGGCATGCCATTGAACATGCAGCAAGTCCTGAAGGTAGAGAACATTCTGACCGTGGTTTACGACCATGCTCTGAATACGATCCGCCAATGCAAGCTGATCCAGGAGTACGAGTACACCCGCCTTGAGCGATTCACCGAGGTGAAGAACCAGGAATGGAAGAAGAAGCGGTTGACGGTTCAGGAGATGCTGGCAGCAAGCCAGACTTCTGAAGCGATCCGAAAGGAAATCACTTTCAATCCCAACTCTGGGCCACAGCTTCAAGAGATCCTGTTTGACATCTTGGAGATGCCAGTCATCGGGCTGACAGACAGCAAGCAACCCTCGGTTGATCGTGACACTTTGGAAGCCTTGGTCAATCACGCCAAGACTCCCGAGGTGAGAGAGTTCCTTGCAGCCATGCTCGACTATGGTGCCGTGAACAAGATCCTCACATCGTTCATCCCAGCGATGAAGAATGCTGCTCTCGGACCTGACGGCTGGCACTACCTGTTCGGCAACTTCAACCTTGGTGGAACTTTGTCTGGTCGGCTCAGCTCAAGCGAGCCCAACCTGCAGAACCTCCCTGCCAACGTGGAAGTCGCATTGGTGGCTGCTGTGCTGGTGCTGCTGGAATCCATGGGAGCCGGCAAGTTCATCAAGAAGGGCAAACTCCATTTGGGCAAGCTCATCAAGAGCTGCTTCCAAGCACCACCTGGATGGTTGTTTTGTGGTTTGGACTTCGCATCTCTCGAAGACCGCATCAGTGCCTTGACGACAAAGGACCCGAACAAGCTGAAGGTTTACACCGACGGCTACGACGGCCACAGTCTGCGTGCTTATGCCTACTTTGGTTCAGAGATGCCATTGATCCGACAAGTGGAAGGTGTGAGAGCTTTTCGTGTCACCCAAGGTGACGAAGTAATCTATCTGGTGCAAGGGGATACTGTCGCCCTACCAGATGGTACTGTCGTGAATGTGGAAGACCACTTCACCTCATGACAGGGGGCCGCCTACAGAAATGTGGGCGGCTTTTTATTGGAGCAACCATGCAAATTCAACTCAAGCCTGGAGCCAAGATAGAGGAGATCCCGCCTCGGGATTTCAACGTCGCTGAGATCAATTCGATCCAGGACCTCTACAAGCCCCATCGACAAGACAGCAAGGCACCAACCTTTGCACTGACCTACCAGGGCACGTACATCACCCTCATCAAGAATTGCGGCTTCTCCAAAGAAAAGGCATTGATGGTGGAGGCTCGGTACCACGAACTCTACAAGGTGAGTGATGCCTGGGTGCAAGCCAAACTGGATCAGGCTTCAAAGGATGGCTACATCACCGCAGCATTTGGTTTGCGTCTCCGCACACCACTACTGAAACAGGTGATCCGTGGCAACAGCAAGACACCTTATGAAGCTGAGGCAGAAGGCCGAACGGCCGGCAACGCTCTTGGTCAATCTTGGTGTCTACTGAATAGCCGAGCCAGTGCAGAATTTATGGATGGTGTTCGCAAATCCGAACACCGTCTCAACATCCGGCCATGTGCCCACATTCACGATGCCCAGTACATGCTTGTCCGAGATGACATCAACGCAGTCATGTACACCAATGAGCACCTCGTGAAGGCTGTGCAGTGGCAGGACCATCCCGACATCCAGCATGACGAAGTCAAACTTGGAGGTGAACTCTCCATTTTCTGGCCAACGTGGTGCGAGGAAATCGGGATTCCAATCGACGCATCCGAGGAACTGATCCGACGATGTGTTATCAAAGCAATGGGCTGAGCCCAAACAAAGGAGTCCCCATGGACCAAGTCGAACAAAAACACCACTTCCTGATCGCAGGCAATGTCGTCTTCGTGAACAAGGAAACCGGCCAACATGGTAGTGTGCCTCTGAATGGCGTGCTCATCAGCGACACATCCAACCTGCCGGCACGCTCCCTGGGCAAGGCTCAGCAAGTCCTGCAGCTGAACTTCTTCAAGAACTCTGGCGTCGATGCCAAGGAAGTTCAAGTCGTGGATGTGGTGCTGCTGAGCCTCACGTACCTGGGCTGCTTCTCGGAAGCCGAGTTCAATCAGCCACCTGCTGGTATGACCTTGCAGCAAGCATCCACCGAACTGGACACTGCCTTGACTGCTGCCAACGGCGAACAGGCACAAGAAGCTGACGATGACCGGACCCCTGCACACACCAGCTCACAAGAGCAGTGAAGGCGAGATCTCCGGTGGTCGGGTGAACTACTACCTCGTGAAGGTGGATCACCCCCAACGTGAAGAACAGGTTCCCTACCAGGCTGAGTGTGAGGACATCATGGATGCCCTTGCCCTCACTCCTGATGAAGCGAACATCTTCAAAGAGATCTGGCGTACTGCCAATGCTCGTCAAGGCACTGGCAAGGCGGGCAACACCCCGCTGCGTGCTGCACAGAAGATGGTCCATTACTCGGGCCGGATCCTGCGCAAAGCTGAACGCAAAGCGTGACCCCAGACCGCAGCTCTTTCTTTGGGCTGCGGTCTCCCAATTCAATATGGAGTGTTCCATGAACATCACGAACAACAGCAACATCCCCCTTGCCCTGGCCGTGTGGCTGGTCCATGACGAATACGATTACGTCAAGGCAAACAACTACGTCTCAGCCACCAAGTTGATGAAGCCAATTCGTCACTTGGTTCTGCCTGGACGAGTGCCCTCCGCAGAACAGGAGATGGATCTCGCGGATTACGTGTCTCGTGCTATGGGACACTCCTTGCATGACTCCATCGAAAAAGCATGGATCAACGGCAAAGATACCAACTTGAAGAAGCTGGGCTACCCCAAAGCGGTCACCGATCGTGTGTTGGTGAACCCTGCTGTGGCTGACTTGAAGCCAAACAGCATTCCTGTCTACCTGGAACAGCGTGCATTCAAGAAGGTCATGGTGGGTGGCATTGAGTTCACCATCGGTGGCAAGTTCGACATGGTGGCCGAAGGTATCGTGCACGACAACAAGTCCACGACTGCCATGACCTGGCTCTTCGGAACCAAGGACGATGACTACAAGCTGCAAGGCAGCATCTATCGGTGGCTCAACACCAATGGCTTTGCAGATGCCGAGTGCACTCAGCCACTGGGCGTGGACCGCATCACCGAGAATTTCATCCGGATCAACTTCATCTTCACCGATTGGTCGAAGATGATGGCCAAGCAGAATCCGAACTACCCGCAGAGCCGTTGCAAGTTCAAAGACGTGCCTCTGATGTCCGTCCAGGAAACTGATGACTGGGTCAAGGCAAAGCTGGCCGACTTCCTCAAGTACGCCGAAGCAGACGAGAAGGACATCCCCCACTGCACCGATGAGGAACTGTGGATCTCCGACCCTGTCTACAAGTATTATGCTGACCCGGCCAAGACATCTGGCCGGTCAACGAAGAACTTTGAGAATGCCACGGATGCCAAATCTTTTTTGGCGTCCAAAGCAGGCAAGGGCGTTCTGATCACCAAACCTGGAGAGCCTAAACGCTGTGGCTACTGCGAGGCATTCCCCATCTGTAGCCAGAAAGATAGGTACTTCGAATGATGAGTCTATTTTACAAGATCCAAAAAATCAAAGAATTGGAGCAACAGTTAGTTAAACAAAAACTGTTGAATAACCGATTAGCAGCAGATCAATATGAAATTCGTAAAAAATTAGCAGAAGAACGAATGCGCAGAAAAGCTGTTATTGATTTTATCAACAAAGCGGCCAAAAGTAAGTTGAACTCTGACGGCACCACAACGATTACTTTGACTTCCTTTGTCTCTGACTTATCAAACTTGTTTGTGTCCAGAGAAGATTTAGGAATTGAGGACGCACCATGATTGACCTTACCGGCGTCACCCACCACCCGGCAGTCTCAGAGATTGTCGACGTCTTGTGCAACAAGACCACCAACACCGATCGTGGATTCTTCCGCGTTGAAGTCTGCTACTTCCTGGGCAAGCTGGCCAGCTCCCAACGAGCCACCATTGTGACCAAGGATCGTGGTGAAGTTCCAGTGAACATCTACGCACTTGCCTTGGCCACATCAGGCTTCGGCAAAGGCCACTCCGTGAACATCATGGAGAACGAACTCATCAAGGGCTTCAAGAAACGCTTCATGGAAGACACCATGCCTGTGGTTTCTGAGAAGCATCTCTGGGAAATCGCCAACGATCGTGCTGCACGACAAGGCACCGATGCTCAAGAAGAATTTGATGGCGTCAGCTCCGAGTTCAAACGTGCTGGTGCATTCCCCTTCACGTTCGACAGCGGCACCACACCGGCCGTCAAGCAGCTGATCCACAAGCTGCGTTTGGCCAACTGCGGATCCATCAATTTGCAGATCGACGAGATCGGTTCCAATCTGATCGAAGCGACCGACATGTTGACCTTGTTCCTGGAGCTGTACGACCAGGGTTTGGTGAAGCAAAAGCTCACCAAGAACACGGCTGAGAACACCCGTGGTGAAGAGATCGACGGCAAGACGCCAACCAACATGCTGCTGTTCGGTACCCCGAGCAAGCTGCTGGATGGTGGCCAAACCGAAGACCAGTTCTATTCGTTCCTTGACACCGGCTATGCACGTCGTTGTCTGTTCGGTATCGGACAGCATGACCGCAAGGCATTCAACACGATGACGCCAACCGAGATCTACCAAAAGCTGATCTCAACCGGCAACAGTAGTGTGGTGGACAAGTGGTCCATGCATTTCCATGATCTGGCTGACCCTGCCCGCTTCGGCTGGAAGATGACAGTTGATGAGCCCGTGGGCATTCGCTTGTTGGAGTACAAGATCGCCTGCGAAAAGGCAGCTGATCTGATGGCCGATCACGAAGAGATTCGCAAAGCCGAGATCTCGCATCGCTACTTCAAAGCCTTGAAGCTGGCTGGTGCCTACGCATTCGTGGATCGCTCCAGCGAGATCGAGATGGAACACCTGATGCAGGCCATCCTGTTGGTGGAGGAAAGTGGTGCTGCTTTCCAATCCATCCTGAACCGTGAGAAGACCTACGTGAAGCTGGCCAAGTACATTGCCAGCATCGACGAAGAAGTCACTCACGCCGACTTGCTGGAAGCCCTGCCGTTCTACAAGAGCGGCAATGCTGCACGCAACGAGATGATGACCCTGGCCACGGCCTGGGGCTACAAGAAGCACATCATCATCAAGAAGACGTTCGTCGATGGCATCGAGTTCTTCCGAGGCGAGAAGCTCAAGGAAACCAATCTCGATGAGATGTTCATCAGCTACAGCGACCACTGGGCCTACAACTACCTGGGCGAGAAGGTCCCATTCGACCAACTCGGATTGCTTGTGCAAACTGAAGGAATGCACTGGGCCAATCACCACTTCAAAGCCGGCCACCGTGCTGAAGAAAATGTCCTGGTTGGTTTCAACCTTGTCGTGATCGATGTGGACGAAGGACACAATCTGGCTTTCGCTCGTGAACTGCTCAAGGACTACAAGTACATGATCTACACGACGAAGCGTCACCAGACCGAAGGTTACGGTGATCGCTTCCGACTGGTGCTCCCCATCAACTACGAGCTTGCACTCGACGCTGATGAGTACAAGGAGTTCATGACGAACGTGGTGGGCTGGCTGCCATTCAAGGTTGACGAGTCTGCAAACCAACGCTCACGTAAGTGGGAGTCGTTTGCTGATGGAGAGATCCATTTCAATCTCGAAGGCATGACCTTGGATGCACTGCCATTCATTCCCAAGACCAGCAAGAATGCTGAGTACACCAAGAACTTCCAGCAAGTCCAATCCCTGGACAACCTGGAGCGTTGGTTCGCCTCTCGCATTGCCAGCGGCAATCGCAACAACCAGATTCTGAAATACGCACTGGCTTTGGTGGACAACGGCATGAACCTGATTGAGGTCACCCATCAGGTACATGCGTTCAACGGCAAGCTCAATGCTCCTCTGGACAAGGATGAATTGGATAGCACGATCCTCGTGACCGTGGCCAAGCGCTTCACTGCACGTTGAAGAAGGGGGTGCACCGTCATCCCTTTCTTTGGTTATCAATCGCTGGAACCAAAGGAATCACAATGGCCCAGAACAAAAACATTGTCATGGTGATGGGCAAGCCCAACACCGGCAAGTCGACATCACTCCGGAATCTTCCGCAGAGTTCGATGGTCTACTTGAATGCCGATCTGAAGGAACTCCCGTTCCGTGATCGCTTCATGCAGAGCGTCGAAATCGCTGACGCCAAGGACGTGATTGAGTACGTGGCTCAGATCGAAGCAGAACCTGGCGTCACCGGTGCGGTGCTCGACACCATCACCTTCTTGATGAACATGTTCGAACGCCAGTACGTGGCCCCATTCGCCGGGACCAAGACTGGCCAATCTGCATGGGGCGAGTACGGTAACTTCTACCGTGACTTGATCCACGCCATCAAGGCAGGTTCGAAGAACTACACCATCTTCGCTCACGAGGACGAGTCTCTGAACGAGCAGTCCCAGATGATGGAGGCTCGGGTTCCTGTCAAGGGTGCTGTCGGCAAGGTGGGCGTTGAAGCTGACTTCACCACCATCCTGCGCACGATGCAGATCCCGGTCAAGAAACTGGAAGGCATCGAGAACGATCTGCTCACCATCACTGATGCTGAGAAGGAAGATGGCGTCAAGTACGTGTTCTGTACGCGAGTCACCAAGGAAACAGCCGGCAGCAAAATGCGGTCAGCCATGGGTCTTTGGAACCGCAACGAGCTGTACATCGACAACGACATGGACCTTGTGTTCAAACGACTGCGGGCGTATTACGGTTAAGCTAACCGTCCCGTAGAACCTGGGGCAGAATTCTCTGCCTTATTTCCCAACTGCAAAGAAAGGCAGCATCATCATGAGTGCTCTGTTTGGCAATCTGAAAAGCGACGGTCTGGAAGAATCGCAAGACCGTCTGGGCGGTTTCCGCCCCCTCGAAACTGACATCTACACCGGCAAGATCAAGGCCCTGTACGCCGGCAAGTCCGACGGCGGTGCCGCATCCTTGACCCTGATCGCCGACTTCGGCGGCACCGAGTTCCGCGAGACCTATTGGGTCACGAACAAGAAGGGCGAGAACTTCTTCCTGAACAAGGAAGACAGGAGCAAGAAAGTTCCCCTGCCTGGCTTCACCATCGCCGACGACCTGTGCCTGATCGCCACCGGTGCTCCCCTGTCCGAAGCCGCCTTCGAAGAGCGCACCATCAAGCTCTACGACTACGAGGCCAAGAAGGAACTGCCCAAGGGCGTCGACATGCTGGTGGCCGCCATCGGCCAGCCCATCTCGCTGGGCATCCTGAAGGTTCTGGAAAACAAGAACGAAAAGGTTGGCGACGAGTACGTGCCCACGGCCGAGACTCGTGAGATCAACGTGACGGACAAGGTCTACCATCCTGAACAGAAGCTGACCGTGGCCGAAGCTCGCCAAGGCCAGACCGAAGCCAAGTTCTGGGATTCCTGGCTGGAACGCAACAAGGGCCAGACCCGTGATAAGCGCACGATCAAGGACGGCGCTGCCGGTGGTGCACGTACCACTCCGCCCAAGCCAGGCGAAGCTGCTGCAGCTCCTCGCAAGAGCTTGTTCGGCCCCAAGTCCTGATCGGCCTGGGCACAGCTTATGTGGACGGTGTCGCTACCCCTCAAAGTCTCCGTCTCGAAAGAGGGAGTCTTCTACCTGAACCTGAATCAGTATCGGAACACACACTTCCAGATTCTGAACAAAGCTAAGGTTAACTTTGGGGAAGTAGTGGCAGCTGCCCTCAAAGATGTGCCCACTCTGCCTGGGTGTCGACTGCAGTACACACTCTTTGTTGGGACAAAGCGTCGCTGTGACATCAGCAACATCTGTTCCATCGTGGACAAGTTCTTCAGCGACACCCTCGTAAACCTGGGGAAGATCCCGGACGATAGCTTTGACTACCTTCCAGAAGTGAACTACAGCTTCGGGGGTATTGAGAAAGACAAGCCCCGTGTTGAAGTCACGATCCACCCATTCACACCCACCAACCCTGCAATTTAAGGAGCAACCCATGCAGATCATCCTCGTCCAAACCGAAGTCGAACAAGCCCTGCGCAACTACGTCGCCTCCCGCCTGACCCTGGCTGAAGGCACCACCTTCAGCATCGATCTGGCCGCCACCCGTGGTGTCAACGGCATCACTGCCACGATCGATCTGGTCGAGCCTGGCCAATCGACCGCAATCCCCACAGGCAGCATCTCCCGTGCTACGAGCACCAAGCCTGCCGCAGCTGTTGCTGTGCCACCTACCATGAAGCTCGCCAGCGAAGTGCAACCTGATCTGGCTACCCAGGCCCCGGACGCTCAAGAAAAGGCAGCCATGGCCCAGGAAACGGCCTCGGTGCAGCAAGATCAAGCTGAGCAAGTCGCCGGTGCAGCAGAAGCCGTCACCGAAGAAGTTCCGGCTGAAAAGCCCAAGAGCCTGTTCGGTGGCCTGAGCCGTCCCAAGAACGCCTGATCTCTGATCGGCAATGTGAGAAGCCCCTTCGGGGGCTTTTCTTTTTCTGGATATAACTTTGAGGAACCAAGATGAACACAAGTCTCTGGCAGATGGGCGTCAACGATGCTCGTGCCGGCCTCCCACCCAACTGGCTGCGACACCTCAATAAAGTTGAGATCCCTGCTGGTACACAAAATGCCCATCGTGCCAGAGGCGACCTCAAATGGGGCTACGAGAATGGCTACCGATACGGCATGAAAAACAAGAAAGCCCCATGAGGGGCTTTCTTTTTGGTCAGTGGATCATGTTCATCCAGGGGTTCAGCGTCGGTGCCCGGAAGGCCATGTCAGTGCCCACCGAGGAACCAAGAGTATCACCAAGGGACTTGGCCAAGATGTTGTCACTGATGGGTGAGCCCACCGTACCCAAGAAGTCCGGGGCAGGCAGTGTCATCGACATCAGAGCATGCACAGGGTTGTTCCGGATCGTGCTCAGAGCCACCTTGGTCGAACGGATCTTGAAGTTGTAGAACCACAGCAGACCAGAGTTCTCCAGGTAGCTGCGGAACCGACCAGGCAACCGATCGTAGTTCACAAACTCTTCGGTGATCCGAGCCAAGGCTTCAGCCTTGGTTTTCTTCTGACGCTTGGTCAGATCATCGAACAACACCGCCTTGGCCACGAAGTCACTGTACTGCACCGACTTCTGCAGACCACGATACAGGGCAGTGTCCTTGGTGATCATGGCGTAACGACCGGCAGTCTTGACGCTCTCAGGCAGCTTGTCCACCAGACGTTCAACGTAGGAGGCCAGTTTGCCGGAGGTCAGCTCCAGATCTTCAGCCTGCATGCCCACGTCAGCGATGGAGCTGAACTCACCGGCTTCGATCAGAGGCCAGATGCTCATACGCTTGTGAGCATCCTTGATCGATTGGATCTCAGTCTTCAGCTTCCGCTCAGCAACAGCATTGCCAGTGGCAGCCCGCAGCTCAGCTTCAGCTTCGATCTGACGGAGCTGAGTCTTGGCGTAGGAGTCGATCTCAGCCAGCTTGGCAGGCATGGTCTTGGCAATGTAGAGGATTGGCACACCACGACTGATCAACTGATAGATGTTCGACACGAAGTTAGCGGCCGGCACGATCACCGACTTGACCACGATCAGTGTCCGCATGTCGGCCATGAAGTTCTGCAGCAGACGCTCAGCAGTCACGACCTTGCGGAATGCGTCAATGCCCAGTGCACCCACCAGAGCTTTGCGAAGTTGGTCACGATTGTCTTTCGACATGTTCGAAACACCATTCCACAGATCCCCGATAGAAGCAGAGCGCTCGCCAACAGCATCACGCACCATGTCACGGCGGACCCAGAAGTCTTCACCAAACTTCTCACGGATGTAGTCGAGGGTTTCGTTCGTGAACAAGGAGACAGCATCCGCAATGACTGGATTTTCTTTGGCCGTCTTGCTGTCCAACAGATTCACATACTGTGCTTTGTTCGAAGAGGACTCTTTCATGTCTGCGTCGTACATTGCCTTCAGCTTGTCAATCAGCTGCTCGTTGTAAATCTGGCTGGTGGCTTCTTCAACTTGACGACCACGCCACACACCGATCATGTGAGCCAGGTCAGTGCTCTTGTTGAGCTTGGCAGTGATCTTGGGATCAACCGACCGCTCCAGAGCAACCACCTCACCGGCAGAGTTGTACACAGGCATGAAGGTCTCCACCGTGCTCTTCTCTTGGCTCATGCGGTCCAAGATACGGGCGATCTGCTGCTTGCTGGTAACTCGACCGGCAGTCATGCCAACCGTGAACCCAGAGGTTGCATCAACACCACCTGCAGTGTGGCGGACGTTCTGCATGATGCCTTGGTTGAACACAGCACGACCAGACAGCGGGGCAAAGTAGTAGCTCTTGAGGCCCTGGCCAAGTTCGACAGAGCTGCCCTTGTAGGGGGCAACACGAACGTAGCCCAGCTCACGGAGATTGGCAAACTCAGCATCGCTGGCAATCTGCATGGACAGCCCGGCTTCTTGCTCCGAAGGGATGTAGCCCTTGTAGGCATTCAGCATTGCAGTGCCGGTGGCCTTGCGAACTTCTTCCTTGCGCTGACCGACCAAGTAGTCAACCACGAAGTTGATGCCATCCGCTTCGCTTTGAACCAAAGAAGAAACTGTGGCTCGGGTCGCTTCAGGCAAAGTGTCCAGAGCGTAGAGGCTCACCAGCTTGTCGATGGCAGCCTTGGTAGCAGCATTGGGCAAGCTGTAGTTGTTGGCCTTCTGCTCGCCAAGGAGTCGACCGATCGCTTCCGCATTGCGGAGCAGGTTCACACCAGGAACACCGGTGTTCATGAACACAGCCAGTTGCTTCATCTTGGCCGACAGGATTGGCCAGTGACGTGGGTTCGATGTCTGGATCTGAGCCTCCAGCTTGTTGATCTCAGCATCACGAGCAGCCTGATCAGAGATCAGGGCTGCAATGTCGGCATGCTGCATCGAACCACGAAGCACAGCCAGGTCAGTCTTGGCCAGGGTGTTGAACATGGCAGTCCACTGCTGAGGAGTCACCTTCTTCTTGAACTTGCTGTTGATGATCTGGGGCACACCGTCACGGAACTGCTGACGAGTTTGCTGCACTGCAGAGCGCACTGCCTTGATCATGTCGTACACGTTGGCATTGGACGCAGTCCGACCAACCATGTCACTGATGAAAGTCCGCAGAGGCTCCCACATCTTCTTGGCATTGGTAGCGGTCAAGATGCCTTCAGAGATGATGGCACCGTTCTTCTCACTGGCGACCAGAGCCACCAGCTTGGCGAGACGAGCACCACCCTTCACCAAGGCATTTGATGCATTCTTCTCGGCAGCATCAGCACGGGCCAAGAGTGCATCAGAGGCAGCCTGCAGACCATTGGTCACGATCTCATTGCCACGATCAACGATGCCACCAGAAACCGAAGCGTACTGGTCGAGGAACGTCTGTTCGTTCTGAGCCTCCTTGCGGATGTGCTCCAGCAGGTTGTCGACCGAGTCACGAACCGATTTGCTCTTGGCATCACCAGCCAGGCGACGGCTCAGAGAGTCCATCACCGTACCACCTGCATTGCTCAGGATCGAATCCAAAGTACCGTCCATGTTCTTGGCGAACTTGGGCAGAGCCATCTTGGCCAGCACCGCACGGAACTCATCGTTCACTGTGGCCAAGGCCAAGAATGCTGGAAGCAGTGAGCTGCGGCCCTTGGCATCCTTCGTTGTCAGGTACTGGCCCATGATCACGCTGTACTTCTCTTGTGCGTCGTAACGCATCTGAGGATCCAACGAAGATGGGTCAGCCATGAAGTCTTCGACCATCAAGGTCTTGGCAACATGGGTGTACAGCTCTTGTGCACGGTCCATCGAGTTTGCGTCGATGTCAGCTTCAGTGGCCAGGGCAGCCAACACCATCCGGAAGGTAGTTCCTTCTTGTTGGTTCATCTGGAACCCGTGAGCGTTGAAGGACAGGCCCACCATGACAGCTTCTTGGACAGCTTGGGAGACCTCCACCTGACGCATCTTGACACCACGTTGCCACTTCTCAGTGTTCAGCAGATCAACGATCTTCTGAGCAAACGTCTGACGAATGCTGTCCATCCGATTGGAGCTACCGTAGGCGGTCGAATGATGAAGCTCTCCGCTGCGAACCACGGCAGCAATGCTGGGCTGGCTGCGGAAAATCACACCAGAGTTGAACTGCAGATTGCTGAGGAAGTCATCGGCTACCTTGGGTGCAGCCTTATTGCCCCAGATCAGAGACTTGATCGCAGCAACGATGCCTTTGGCCAAACGCACCAGGACCGGAGCAGGCTTGCTCTTCAGGTCCTTGGTCAGTTGCTCGTTGGTCAGACCCCAAGCCATGAACTCGTTCAGTGCCTTAGCCTGAGCAATAGACTGATCCGATTCCAGATTGGCAGACAAGATCGCAGCCTTAGCCGATTCGTAGGCAGCACGCAATGCTGGGTCGAACTGGCTGACATCGGTCTCAAGAAACTCTGCCATCAGGGTCTCCAATCGACCGATAGCAGCAGCCACTTCAGAACCAACTGTCTTACCTTGATAGTGGGCCAGAATGGCTCCATATGAAGCAGCATGCACCAACTCATGGACCAAAGTTTCAGTTGATGGGTTGATTATGTAGATGGTCTTGTCGGCAATCTGAATCCAGCCATGAACTTCCTGAGATGGGCGAGGAGAACGGCCCGTCTCGGAAATGAAAGCATCGACTTGCTCAGCAGTACCAACCACAACCGTGTAGCCACGGACTGCGTTGGATCGGCGGATCTCGCTGTACACGGCCTTCTGTGCGTCAGTCATGTCTGTCCGGGACAGGGATTCAATGGCAGTAGGCGACAACACACGAATGCCAGAAGCAGCAACACGGCCCACCTTCTCAATGGCCGGGGCGACAGCCTTCGGTGTTGCGCCCCCGTTCATGGCTTCGTCGTAAGCCTTATTCAGAGCAGCCACAACCTCATCAACCGTCATGCGACTAGAAGCAGGACGGCCATTAGTATGTGGGGCTCCGGCAGCGGCCATTTGGTCAACCGACACGGGCAGAGACTCGATAGCAGCGTGCCGTGCATCGACGCTCTTGGCAGACCATTCCAAACTGCCTTGCAGTTGCTTGATCCGTTCCATGATCATTGCATTGCTGGGCACCACATTGGCCTTGGCCATCGAACGCCGCTCAGCCGACGAGAACAAAGTTTGAGTCAATGCAGGGACCATGGCTGGAGTGATCGTCGCTTCAGAGACCTTACCGACGAACGTCTTAAAAGTCTTCAGCATCTCAGCGTGAGGGTTGCCCTTCCATGATTCGTAAACAGCAGCATTGGCTTGCTCGCTGTACTGACGAATCTTGTCCAGAGGCATGTTCATACCGTCGAAGATCTTGAGCGTGCCTTCCAAGCCCAGCAGGGCCAACAGCTGCATCATCATGCCGTCGCCCATACCAATGGTCAGCATCGGGATGGCACGCACACCGGCTTGACCGGGACCAAACATGTCTGGGTCAGGACGCAGACTGTTGTCCAGTGCACGACCGAACTCCAGATCACGACCTTCAAGGTCAAGCGTCTGTTTGCTGGTGATGAGGAAGGATTGATCCCCTGTCTGAACCAAAGGAGAAATGCTCCGGAGATCGGCAATGATCTTGTTCAGCTCAGCTTGGCTCAGGAAGTCACCACGACGCCAGGTCGGATCGTTGGCTTCCTTCTCAGTCATCTTCTCGTCGATGCGTTGCTTGTACATCGCTTCCAAGAAGATCGATTGCACTTGTGCAGCATCTCGGAGAGTGGCCACGGCTTCCATCAAGGGGGCACCAACCGTGTCGGTAATGCCTTGACGCATCGGCTTGACAAACAGCTCCAGCATGTTGGCTTCCATTGTCTCCAGCTCACTGGCTGTGAAACTGAAAGTCTTGGGCACAAACTTGCGAGCAGGCTGGCTGACTCCATCGAAGAACAAAACGCCCTTCTCACGAACAGGCACCAAGGTGGTCAATGCCTGAATCGACTTGCTGAAACGAGCCAGCTTGTCAGCAGCATCAAGATCACCAGGGAACATGGCGTCAGCCACAGAAATGTTGGGGTTGGTCTTCTGTGCTTGCAGCAGCGTGCTCATGCGTGCGTAGATCTCATCGACCAGAGCAGAGGTCAGCTTGCCTGCGATACCGGACTGACCTGAGCCGTAGATCGTGATGGTCAATGGGTTCTTGGCAATGCCTCGTTTCAAATTCAAGGCACCCTTTTCCCATTCAGCATCTGGGTCAAAGATCACATCAGCGTTGAACAGAGACATCAGGTTGAGCAGATGATCCATTTGCTCAGTACCTTCTTGGCTCAGGGAATCCCGAAGCTCAGACAGACGTGCACGAGTTGCATCAGTAGATGCCTGATACAGATCCTTCGAGTCGCTTTTGCGGATCTCAGCCATCGTGGTGGCTTGGCCAAAAGCCAGACCACCCTTGGACACATTGCCCACCCAAGCTGGCGTGAAGTTGCCAATGCTCATCAGAGCCATGGCATTGATGGGACCGTTGGTCACACCATCCGCTTCCAAGTAGATCGAGGTCTGAAACGCTGATTGATCATCACTGGCCAGGTATCGGGCGTAGTCGACAAGGGCGTGCAGACCAACCATCGAGAGGTCAGCCTCGGCAGCAGCAAAGGCATCCTTGAGCTGGGCGACTTGGTCTGCGGTCAGCTCAGAAGCTGACTCAGCAGGACGATTCAGATCAACGATCGAGAGCCACTCACGAACCATCTCAACTGCAGGAGCCAGGCCACCATTCAGCTTGGCCATGACCTCAGTCACAGACACGTCGGCCGGTTGGTTGTGCACCTTGATACCGAGAGCTTGAGCCAGGCCCAAACCGTAGGCAGTGAATGTCTCGCTGTTTTGGTTGGACAGATCCAAAGTGGATCGGGTAGGCAGGATAGCTTCACGCACCAGCTTGCTGGCTTGTGGGCCGTACTTGCCAAGCATCTGCATGCGACCCACTCGGCTCATGTTGTAGGCGTAGCGGATTGGGGTTTGATCCAGAGCAGTGCCTGCAGTTTCGGCCACGTTGCTGACATCAGCCAGAACACCGAACAGGTGATCGAAAGCTGCAGTCACAGAGTTGTTCTTGCTCTTCACCGATTTCAGGTGAGTGTCGTTGAACACATCCTCATCATCCAACGAAGTCCCAAACATGGCCAGCAAGTTGTCCTTGCCCAGCGATGCATAGAAGCTGATCACAGGCAAGTTCAGCAAGAAAATGGTCTGCTGCTCCTTGCCCATTGCATCCTTTTGGTTCTTGGTGTTGGCCACCTCGTTGTTGTTCATCTGACGTTCGGCAACATCAGGGGTCACGTCACCGATGTAGTTGGTGACTTCGGGCTCAACAAGGGAGGCCACTTCGATGGCGTCTTGGAAGGATGCCAGAGCATCCTTGTCATCCAGCTTTTTGACGACGATGCGATTGAACGTCTTGTTCTTCGGAACGCCGTGCTCAGCAGGAGTCAACTCAACAGCACTGATCTCGATCAGTCCAGCAGAGGCCATGGCACGAAGCAACTCAGCAGCCATCGCATTGATGATGCCGTTGGTGTAGGCCGTGTCAGCGGTGCTCTTCGACTTCAGCCCCATGTACTTGCGGATCTTGATGGACAGAGAACCCTTGGCCTGAGCAACGCTCATGCCTTCAGTCAACTGCTCAATCAGCTCAGGGTTACGCTGGAGAACCGTCTCAGACAGGCCAGTCATTTGGGCCACATCAGACTCATCCATCACACTGGTGAAGGAGTCCGACGACAACAGCCACTGCATGGCAGCCAAAGAGGCTTGCTCAAGCATCTGTGGTTGGTAAGTCAAGGCACCATCAGCATTCAGCTGAGTCAGGTTCAGCACCTTGGCACGAGCCGTTCGGTTCATCTCCGAACCCATCAGAGTCTTGCCAGATTTCTGAGGAACTTCCAGGTTGTTCAGGAAGATGTCCCGCATCGTTTTCTGGATGCTCTTGGAATAGTTGCTGTCCAGGAAAGCGTTCAACTGCTGTTCCATGGCCATGACCACCGGTGCCAGGGTATCCGTGAGCAGACGCTGGTATGCAGAGGCAGCTTCAGCAGTCAGGGTGTTTCGCTTGGGCGAACCAGAGAGGAAAGAAGTCAAGCGGGTCTCGCTCGACAGTGCACGACGCACAGCAGCGATGGGAGACTCTTCGGCACTCAAGCGGGTCGTGGCTTCTTCTGGGTAGACAAAGCTCGACCGAGCAAAGTTGTTCTCTCCATAGAGATCATCCAGGGGAGTGGTGATTGTTGGTGCATTCGCTTCCAGCAACCCATCAACAAGATCGTCATAGCGTGAAGCATCCTCGGCTGCTTGATCAAGATTTGCTTCTTTATCGGCCACAGCAGGAGCCTTGTAGCCCAATTCAGCCAAAGAGGTTGGCTTGTAATCAGGATTGACCAGACCGTCAGCCTCGCCCTGCATGATGGTCAGCTTGCTCTGAGATTCACTCAAGCGAGCCAAAAATTGCAATTGAGCGTCGGTCAGCTTTTGCCCAACGTAGGTGTGCAACATGGCCACAAAACCTGCATCACCGTCCTTAAAGAATGCGGCTCGGATTGCACCAGTAGCACGCATGAACTCGTCATAGGCGACGGCCCCGTTTGGCAAAACAGCATCAGCAAAAGAGATGTGGTCTTGACCAGTACCGATGACCTTGCCGTCGGCAGTCAACCAAGGAGACTGGGAACCATCACCTTCCGCAAAGAGTTGGGCTTCTTGGATCAGGAAACCACCAAACTTCTTCAGAGAGGTCATGTCAATGCGGAAGCTACCGTCTACAGGGGTAGCCGATTTGCTGGCATCAACTGCGTCAGGTACAGGATCTCGCACTTCGGCCACAGGTGCGGGGGCGCTGTCCCGCCCTTTTTCCACAGCTTGAGGAACTGCTTCGCTTCGTCCTTTGTCAGCAGGCTTTGCTGCTGGAGGAGTTGAATCGACTGCTTCATCCCGAACTGCCACCCGTACATCTCGTGCAGGTACCACGGCACTTGACTCACCATCGACATTTCGGTCTGCATCATTGGACTCCTTGAGTTGCTTGACAGCTGCATCTTCACGACGGGTCATCTCAGCATCCAAAACGCTGAACAATGGATCATTGGTTGTCGTCTTCTCCAAACGCGCATTCAATTGAGCGTCAGTCATGCGACGCACATTTGCCTCAACGGCTGAAACAGCAGGCTCAACAGGAGAAGTGCTTTTCTTCGGCTCAGGTGTCTTGCGTGCATCACGGAAGCCTTGAGCCAAGGTTTCAGCATCACCAATCAGCGCAGCATTCAGAGGCACTGCAGCGATAGTAGGCTGACCGAGTTCAGGGAAGGTCTCCACCAGGCCGTTGTAGACATCGGCCAGGATCTCAGCTTCGATGGCAGCAGACTGGGCCAAGTCGATGGAACTGCCCTTGCCGGTGTTGACAAACATGCCCTTCGTGGACAGCTTGAAGTCACGATCAGAGGGCTGCAATTGTTGGTACTGCACCCCATCTGCGTTGGGGTTGCCATTTTCAAAATGGGTATTCAAAGCAGCCACTTTGTTCTGCATGTGCTGAACAAACTTGCCGAAGTCTTCCAGACGGGCAGTAGCCAATTCAGAGTTCTGGCCACGCACGGCAGACAGGATCTCCTGCGTGTGCTGCATGGCAGACTTGGCCACCTTGCGAAGGGGATCATTGCCGGCCACGATCTGGCTGGACACCACATCCATGACACGACGAGTACCGGAAGCAGCAATCTTCTCTTCCATCTTGGCACGAGCACGCAACAGGGTGACCGAAGCCTTCAGCGTGTTCAGCTGATCGGGGCTCAGATTCAGCTTGCCCTGAGCAGCGTGAGTCAGGATCTGCTCATTGGCAGCCAGGTTGCCCTTGTCAGGATGCAGCGATGCCACAGCAATGG